TCTGATGAACCAATGGATTGAGCGAATCCTCGGTTCTGCCGATAGCCCCGCCTTTTTACCGAACGCCCGTATCGGCCGTATCCAAGGTAAAATCATCGACATTGAAAACAAAGATATCGTCATCGGAATGATTCAGAGCATTTCCATGAAAGATTACCCACTTAATACATTCGATAGCTTCGGGATGGTTATCCTTGACGAATCACACCGATGCCCCAGTCGCGAATTCTCGAAAGCCCTCCAAAAAATAAACTGTAATTATATGCTCGGTCTCAGTGCGACTCCGGAGCGAAAAGACGGACTTACGAAAGTTCTAAAATGGTATATCGGGGATATTGTGTTTATGCGGAAGGGTAAAAGCGCCCTAAATTCTGTGGTTGAAAGATACATCTACGATTGCGATGAAAAAGCCTACTGCGAAGAACTAAAAGGATATTACGGGAACGTAAATTCCGCCGCGATGATAAATAATGTAGCTCTTTATATGCCCCGAACAATGTTCATCGTTCAAAAGACGATGGATTGCCTCAAAGACGAGCGACAAATTCTTATACTGTCGGACCGCCGTGAAATGTTAAAGGATATTGAGGTTAAAATGGGGGAGCGCGGGGTCGAATGTGGCTACTACATTGGAGGAATGAAGCAGTTAAAATTGGATGAAAGTGTCCGGAAGCCCGTCATATTGGCGACATTCCAGATGGCGGCCGAAGGATTAGATATAAAGACAATTGACACAATTATCCTCGGGACCCCGAAGACAGATATTGAACAGGCGGTCGGGCGCATCCGTCCAAAAGTCGGAGAAACTAAGAACATCCCACTCGTCATCGACATCGTGGATAATTTTTCGCAGTTCAAGAATCAAGCTTTCGCACGGAATAGCTTCTACAAAAAGAAGAACTACGTTATTCATACTTTTTCAGTATCAAAAAACGGGGAGCGTATCGAGAGCATTGGGTCGTGGAATCCACCTGAGCAAGAAGACGCTGTTCCGGAGGTGGGAATAAAGAAGGCGTTCGTATTCAAGTAATTTTATCGATAAATAATATTTATATATAAGATAATTTATAATGATTCATAATTGCGGACAGGATGTTATTCAAAGAATCTTTAAAAACCGAGTGATTACAGGAGAAAAATCAATTCCTCCATCATCAATTGTAATAAAAAGTCTTCCAAAAAATCCATATTGTTCATCAATAACTGGAACATTTGCGTTTAATTTATCAAAAATTCCTTCATTCAAAGTTTATTTTTGGAAATCTACAGATAACGTAAATAAAAATAATGCGATTAAGGATACACTTGCCGAAGATAATACAACCGCTGTAAATTGGCCGTCTTTTTATCAAACGCAAACAATAAATGCTCTCAATCAATTTACAACTTTTGTAAATAAAACATCTTCTATTGTATCAACATATGAAGCATGTGATATTGTATGTGTTTTAGGAAATAATTTTAGTTTTCTTGGAGCATGTTATGGGCCAGAATATTTATATCAAGACCCAATTTATGTAAATAATAAGGTTGTTTATTTTATTGCGAATAATTCAACAACCACAGAAAATATCAAAAAAGGCGGTAATCAATATTTAACGTTAATACACGAATTCGGACATGGTTTTGGATTAGCTCATCCACATGATGATGGATTTGGTTCAAGAATAATTCCTGGAATAAATCCAAATTCAAATAATAATTATCCTACTTTTTCTGCGTATGGTCAGAATAATGTATTCAATACGGTAATGTCATATTTTGATAGGTCATATTTTATGCCAGAAGAATCAAATTTTACAAGTTCTTTGTTAGGTTATCCAGAAACACTTATGCCACTCGATTTATTAGCAGTCCGATGGTTATATAATATTTCTGGAACATCAACTACTTATTTAACAAATTATGGAGTTTCTACTATAAATCCAGCTCTTACAGAAAATAAATGCCAAACAATTGTTGGAGCAAATAGAACATTAACATTTGGTCTAAATTGTAAAAATATCTCATTTTATTTTTCAAACCAGTTCATTACAACAAGTAATATTGAACCTATTGTATATGAATATAATCGTATTCTTGAAAAAAATTGGGGATTTTATCCAAAAGATGTTGCTTCCACAATATCAGTATTGAATTTTGGTAATACGAATGTATCCAATGTTTTTATTGAAAAAGGCGCATTAAAAGTGAATCTAACAATAAATCTTGTAAAAAATAAAGTTTTTAACATGTATATTCGAGATTTAATGACAAATTATACTATTGTTGGTAATAAATATATAACAAAAGTAAATAATTTATTTATACAAATAAATAATACGTCAGGAGCAACAATAAATGTATTTTTTAGTTAAATTATAATATTTCCGAAGCGAATAAATATATTCGCTCACTATACAACAAATTCGCAATCCGCGCATTCCGTCAATACTCGAAAAACCATTGATGAATCATCCATCGTAAGCACGTGATTGAATTCAATTCGAGTTCCTTGAATCCGAAAATTACCAACAATCACATTTTTCCGAATGTCGAACAAATAAACTTCGAATCCACCTCCAATTTTTTTCTGGACGAACATGATGTTCCCAATGATTTCGACGCGCGACCGTAAAAGAATTTCCCGATTGACCGATATATACAAACATTCAATGTCCGTATATATGAAGAAAACCGAGTCATCTTGAATCAATTGACAACCACGCATTTTGGTCCCTAACATTCGTAAAGAAGCCATCATCTGTTGCGTAGTAGTATCAAATATTTGGACATCTGTCTCATTTTTTCCAACTTTAGTGTATGAAGCAACGTATCGCCCTCCGATAAGAACAGCGTTCGAGCTCAGAATCGGGGTGATAATTGGCGACATAGACCGCTCAATTTGTTGAAGGATGTCAGTGATTGAATAGAAAGACGTCTTTCCATCTTTTCCAACCACGAAAAAACAATTTGAATCCGCCATGATATTGACGCGATCAACATTATTGTGAAAATTTGAACACATGAATCTTTCTGGGCCGTAATAAACAATCCACAACGTATGCTCAATATCCGTCATAAAGACGAGTTTCTTGTCCTTCAAATGAAATATCCAGCGATACTTCGAAGAAAAAATTGCTTCTTTTCCACTTATGATACTGAAAGTTCCTTTATTTCCTGCTAAAAATTTAAACATCTTGTTTTATATGTTTAAATTTATACCTAATTCTCCATCAATTTTTACAAAAGAACAACCACATTTTCCTGAAATAATTCCATGTTGAATTTCTCATCTTCGTCCGTAATTTCCTTCGAGCGCAACCGCTTCAAAAATGCGTCGCGATCCACTTTTCCCAAAGTAATCCAACTGCGGATAATATTCCCAAAGATGGCTCCGCATTTAGGATAATCGACCTCATATTCTGCATATAATTGAACCATCCGCCCACAAATGAAATCCCCGAACGCGCCCGAAAACTCCTCAAAATCCCGAACAAGCATCTTGAACATTTCTACCAAATGATTACTTATGCTCTCCTTACTATCAAGAACAGCGTATATAAATTTGGAAATGAACACTGGATAATCATCTTCCGCTTTCAATGTCCGGAATAATTCCACACTCGCATCGTAATCCTGCGTAATTGGATATTCCGAAATAATACACTCTATATTTTGCTCATTCATCGACTTCTTATTAATATCGACCTTTATGTAATCATTCGCAGAATTTTCACCTGAACTCGGGATGGCCAACACATCGTAAATATTAGAGCTCTTCAATTTTAGCTTGAAATAATTCTGTAGCTTGAATTTGATTCTCGGGATGAGTTGGACAGATTGGATAACAGAATTTACGCGCTCCTCATAGAAATTCTGAGTGTCTTTATTAAATTTCAATTTGTTCGCCATCGTAAATTCATACATGAGCGCAAATGACTCGATATCATTTGAATCTAATAGCGTAAGTAAACTATAATGAAGAACTTTCGAATTGAAAATTCCGTAATCAACTGTCCAATATATCATCTTCAAAAAATTTGAATATTTATTCTTCGAAAAAACGTTCAGGTCGAACTCCTCGGCTGTCTCCATAATCTCATTCAAAAACACTTCTCGCCCCCGAAACTTGTCTTCAATATATTCGCAAAAAGAAGCCTTATAATTATACTGTTTCAATGCGTCATCTACGGCCTCAGCATCTGTATCGAATGGCCCAACAAACTCGCTCTCATATGACGCATCCAGTCTATTCAAGCACCAATAAAACCCATAATCATCGGACTCGCTCGTATTATGAATAACATTGAACATCTTCTTCTGCCATTTCTTGTTGATAATAAGCTCCTTGACCAATTTTGCATACAAATCAATGTAGTGATTATCCGTCATAACCTTGTTCATAATTTCAGCATTAATAATGTCGTATGTTTCATAAAACATCTGCTCCTCTAAATGGTCGATGAATTCCTTTACAATAATTGTGAATTTCTTGTCGTTCAATTTGTTAAGATGCGAAATAACAGTCTTCCTAATTTTTTCGGTATCGTTGGCGGGTATCTGCCGAATATATGAATTAACAAAATACTTCTCAATGTCCTTTCCACGAAAGCGGTTCTTCCTTCTCCAAGAAGAAGTCGGCTTCGGGCGAACAACGCCTTTCCCATAATTATTTTTCTTAAATGATAATACGTCGATTGGTTTCACTTCAACATTTTTATAATATTCCTTGAAATTATTCAACAGTGATATACTTTTTCCAATACACTTTCGTATAAAATCGATTGAATAAACAGATTGAATATTTTGGAATTCGATCGGGATTAAATTTTCCATTTTATTATATATATAATAAAATCTTTAAGCCGTTTTTTACTTACAACCACATCCGGTGCAATCCACTTTCGGATTTCCGCTCATATATTTATCATATTGACACCATCCTTTTTCGCCTATTCGCAAATCCGCACAAGTGTATGGACATTTTCCTTTTTTACAAGGAGGTTTTCCACAATTACCGGATTGTCCTTTATACTGACATCCATTCAAGCATTTTTTATTGTGGTTTCCATCCTTCTTAGTAAATATAATAATCAAGTATATACCGATACCAATAATGGCGCAACCAAGAAGTGATAATAACACTATAATAACTATTTTATTTTTTTCCATAATATATAAATAGAAAAAAGTGATTTCTTAAACAGCTTAAAAATAATAGTATAAATATATATTAAATGAAACAGATAAAACTTGGTAATGGAAAAGCCCTTCAAATCACGGAGACGCAAACAATTCGTCATATTGGGGACCTATTAAAAAAGTATGGGGTCGATATTGAGTATAAGAAATATCATTTTTTGGATAAAAATAGAGCACAAGAATTAAAAGCAACGAAACACTCATTTGTTTTAAACACGTTTGGAACAAAATATTTACTATTTCTTACGAAAGTCAATTCTAAAAATTACGCGATATATATTAATCGGAAAAATGAATCCTTTTACTATGTGAAGACGCGTTTTTTGGAAGAATTGTATTCTGATACAGTTTTAGAGGGGGAAACCGTCAAAATTGGGAATGATTGGTCATTGTTAGTAAGCGATATTCATTTATATCGAGGACAGCCTCTTCAATCGATAACGTTCGATGAGCGTTATCGCCGGATGACAAAGTTATTGAATGAGGAATATATTTCGGATGAATATGTGGAGCCATTCCGCCTTTTCAAGAAAGATGTGTTCGATTATACTGATATTAAGAGCGTCCGCGAGAAATATGTTCCAACGCTTCCATTCCAAGTGAATGGATATTTGTTCAAATCGAGCGCAGTAGCAACATATGATATACTTTATATATTTCCGGAATGTCGCAATAAGAAAGAGGATGAAGTCGGGCGGGAACCAAGTTATCCTGTAGTTGCGCCAGAAACTTCACCTAAAAAGGTGAAAGAAGTACCTGAAATGAAGGATGAAATGGTTTTCATTACCAAACAAACTGAATATCCAGATGTATATGAACTCTATGAATCGCCCAAGGCGAAAATGTTTGATTATGCTGGAATACCGACCATCGGGGTCAGTAAACTTATGAGGGAATGGTTTGCGGAAAAGACTGAACTCGTTATTTTGTTCAGAAAAAACAAAATAAATGAGAGGTGGGAACCGGTTTCCGTGATGAATTAAGCAATTGTTGTGAATAATTTATTATAATCTGTAATTCCATCATATACACCTTTCAGTGTTTTCTGAACATTTTTGCTCTTTTTCAGTTCCATTATGATTTGTATTATAAACATTAGGTCATTATTACGTATTCCCTTTATTTCTTCGATTGCGAAATATTTTTTGATAGGTATCGTATTATTTCTGTTAAAAATACAGTTGTGATAATTGTCATCGATGAGAACTGTATTATATAGTGATATATTATTATTTGGAAAGCGATTAATCATTTTATCAATGTTCTTTATTGGAATAATTGCTGTAATCCCGTTCATCTGAATAGATTGTTTTATACTATAATCAACTGATAGTAATAGCAAGAAACGTTTTTTAGGAAGATATTTAGTTAATATAGTAGTTAATACATAATATAGCCAACTAAAAGTTCCGTTCGTCCAAATGCTAATATATTTTACATTTTTGTCGAGAAAATCTAAGAATTCTTTTAGATTAGGTCGGGTCCATATACACATTGACTCTTTTATAAAATCGGGCTTCCTTAACTTATCTTTATTCGTTTCATATTCATATAATGACATATTGTCGATTAATGTTTGGTCAATATCTAAAATAATGTGAAGGTCCATAAATTAAAAAATATTTTATTATATAAATGAATATAATAATTAACAAATATATTGACAGTATTCAGAATGCTACATCAATGACGAATTTAGAAATGAAACTGAAACCAATACTTTCGCGTAATTTCCGATACAATATTTATGGAATCTACGGGAATATAGCTGGTCGTAAAACATCATTCTATCGGAATATATACCCACGTATGAAGCTATATCAAGATGAACATCCTAAAATAACTGAAAAAGTTAATGATAAAGAAAAAGAAAAATATTTCATTATAATCTTCAAATATAATGACAAAAAAGTGAAACAGTATATCTATTTAGAGGGGTATCTTATTAAGGAAGTAATCGAAGAAATACTAAAACCAAGGCGGAGAAGAGATACAAAACCAAAGAAAGGAGGAATGGGTTATACAGTGGACCCAACCCCAATTGCGGGACAACCGACAATTCGTCCATACCAAGACTGTTGTAGGCCAATTTATAAGGGACAATTAACAACTGGGGGCGCTCGGAAAATGTATTATCATTTAGATATAAAAGGGGACCATCTAAATGTTCAACCACAATATAGAGCAAATATTCAAAATTAAAAATATTTGCTATAATTATGAAAAGAGGAGGTTCTAAAATGGGCTATGCGGAGCAATTTAATCTACTTTCGCCATGCTATAAAGATGGAGAACAACGTGCTTCGGATTTTCGCATCGGAGGAGCTAAGGCGACTAAAAAAGGAAAGAAAGCTACTACAAAGAAAGCTAAATCATCATCAAAAAAACAAAGGGGAGGCTCATCATGTGGCGCGTCTCCATCAGTAGCTGAAATGGGAGTAGTTGATAGACCAGCATCACTTGAACCAACCGAATCGGAACGTGCTTGGGATAATAGAATGAGGGGAGGAGCAAATGGAAATTCTGTAATTGTGCCACTAAATAATAAAAAACAAGTTTCAATTACTACAAATACCAATAATTTATTTTCAATAAATTCTAAACCAGTTGAAAATACTAAAAATAATGGTTCATTAAATAAAATTAAAAATAAGATTCTTCCAGAAGGAACTATTTCTGGATTAGCAATGAAACTTATAAAAATGAATAAAAATAATACAAATCATACAAAGGAGAAATATTCATTTGAAATTATATACAAAAAAGATGGAAATGATGAAATTAAACAATTGGTATTACCAAATATTGGATTCAGAGAGTTTTTAGACGAATATCTAAGGATTTCAACAGACGTATTTCCTCGTCCTCCAAAAACAAACGGAAAAAATACACAAGCAGTCGCAAAAGCAAACGCAGTCCCAACAGCAGTCCCAACAGCAAATGCAGTCCCAACAGCAAATGCAGTCCCAACAGCAGTCCCAACAGCAAACACATTAAGTCAATTAAACGGAGGTCGCAAACACAAAAAAAATCGCAAATAAATAGAATATGTTTTTCTCAAACAACAAATCCACTAATATATAACAAGTCCCGTATTTTCAATCCAAGGTCATTCTTTTCAATCGATATTCCATAAGTCGTAGAATTTCTGTAATATCTCAACGTCATATATTCATTTTCAATCGTTTTAATATACGCATATCCATCGCAATCCTTTTGCGTATTATATATATAATAAACTCTATGATTATTTACTATACAATCCCGAATTTGATAATTGTGATAAATTCTACTACCGCCACATAAAACATTTTTAACTGAATAATCATCATTATCAGAAGTATCATGGTCCCGAATAATAATCACTTCCAATGGAATATTATTTACAAGGAATATAGTATATAGTTCATAATAATCTTTCGGTTCAATCATGTTTTGAATGATAATTGATTCCGCAATATTATTTTTCATAATTTCCTTAACAATTTCATAGTTGGCGCGATGACTGCGGTATGTATTCAATGGAATATCATAATATTTACTTTTCATTTTATCAATATGATATACAGACCCGTGATTTTCTTCAATTTTATGCTTGTAATACTTGTCAAAATTATAGGGACTTATTGTAAAAACAGTTTTTTCAGGATGTTCATTGCTTCCAACTATAATCTTCTTATAAACAAAAACATTATTATATCTCTTATAGCAAAAGAGGGCCATAACCGCAAGTAAAGAAGTAAAAATAGTTCCAATAACTAAAAATTCTAAGTTATCATTATAAAATGCGGGGTCAGTTTCATCATAAAATGGCATAAATTCATCCATTGTAATAATAAATTATAATTACAATCTCTTTAAGCCGTTTATTTGAATTTGAATTTCTGAACTTTGAAAAAATTGAGAATCGATGGAAAAACCATTCGTGGATGTAATGACTTAGAATCGTAATATTTTATAAATTCATCATAAGATATCCATTCTACAACTCTTTTTATTTTATCTTTTGTCTCAAATGTCCCAATCAGATTAAAATCCAGCTCATATTTGCTGTCATCGAAATAAACAATCTTTAATATATATTTTACCATTGGTATAAATATTTCGATTTGAATATTTTCATCAATCATCGCTTTCAATTCATCAATTGATAGTGATTTTTTAGTAGATTTGCTTAGGATTCCTTCGTTGGATTCCTCGTGTAATTCCCGAGCAATAGTGTCATCAATAGTTGAATCATCCATATCAGTTTTTCCTCCGAAGTCGCTATACCGCATTTTTCCATCATTTTCGAAAACTTTTTGAATAAGAACCTCTTTCTTATCTTTTCCATGAACAAATAAAATCCCTCCTGCTTTTATTTCCATTTTCTTATCATCTTTATAATAGAAAACTTTCCTTGGAATTTTAGGTTTTCTCATTCGTTTTTCAACCATTATTTATTATATATAATAAATATAATAAAATTATGATAATAACGAATCGCAATTTTGTTTTAGAAGAGAACTACTTAGAGACAATTCAAACTACAAAGCCAGTAGAGATAACCCCAATTAATATACCAATAATAAAACCAACTAATAAAATAAAATACGAATATTTCATTAAAAAATATTATATTTGAGACATATCATACCGATATTTCTCTTTTTGAGGAGTCCCCATTCCAGACCGCAAATCATCAGTTATTTTAGGATGCGCCTCCGCAACTGGCTTATACTGGTCAAAAAATGCGAATGAAGCGCCCATATTTTGATATCCGACCATCCCATCAAAACTTCCACCGTTCATTGGAAGTTCATTTTTATATGACCAATAATCACTCTCCATAATATTTTCCGGTTTATTTTTATCAGGGCCTTCCAACCACGGAAAATTATCTTCTTTTGCTTTGCGAAACATATCGCCATCATTATTTCCGGAAGTTTTTTCATCCGTCGGCGAACTGGATGGTTTAGACGCCGGTAAATCATAATCGTAAAATTTGCGCAAATCTAACACATCAGTTGTAAAATTTGGAGTATTAAAGTTTTGCGTGTAAAAATTTGCGGGATTGACTTGTTTGTATAATTTTTCTAAATTGCCAGACACGCGATTCTTTTCAGCAACTGTAAATGACTCATTTGTCGTATTTTTTAGAATTGGAGTCGTCTGATTTTTAACAAAACAGAACCAATATATTACTAAAAGCGCAATTATTAAAAAAAGAAAAATAACAATATTAATCATTAATTTAATATTACAAAATAATTATTGTTAAATACTTAAAAATAAAAACCTATAATAATTTATGACTGATGTTATTATCGTAAATATCGAAGAACCAGCACAAAAAACGGAAGTTGAAATTACCACACAACATCCTGACGAAAAAGAAGTAGTTGATATTACGGAATCAATTGTTGAAATTGTTCCGTCAGTATCTGTTGAAATTTCTTCACAACAACCAGAAAATTCTGAAAAAGTAGATACTCAGCTTATTCCTGCAAAAGATGTTATTGAAGAAGAATCGAAAAAATGTTTAGATACGCTTATTGAGCGATTTTTAGATGATGGTGTTATCGACAACAATGAATTAACTGAGATTATTCGAGTAGTCATTGAATTAGTTGAGGGAAAAGTTGGATTATCTGGAATCCAAAAGAAGAATTTAGCCCTTTCTATCCTCCGTCAATTTCTCGAATCTAAAATTCCAAATTATAACCAAATTGAAACCCAAATTAGCAAATCAATCGATTTTACAATTAAAGTGTCCAAGGAAGGTTTTGGAGAAATCAAGATTATGTCTTCCACAATTTTGGATATTAAAACTGGATTCAATTTTATTTATTCATCAACAATGTCCAAAATAGAGGAAAAATACCCATTAGCGGACGATATTATTAATAACTTGTTCGATATAATAATTCATATCATGCGCCTAATTGAAGGCCAGACGACTATGAACGATAATGAGAAAGTAATCCTCCTCAAAAAAATAATTGTGAAAGTTATATCAAGTTTAGTAGAGTCCACTAAACTATCCAAAGAGAACGGGGATTTCTTAAATTCACAGGTCGATTCCACTATCGCAATTGCGCAGGTCAGTCTTCGCGCAAAGAACGGAGAGCTCCATATTAATCCCCGTGAAGTTGTATCAATGTTTGAATGTATATTTGCGTGGTTTAGGAAATGTCGAACAAATAGAGGAACTGCTCAATAGATTGATTTGAAAACCCCTTCTTTTGTTCAAAAAAGACAGTGTATTGTTCGTTTTTATTATTAATATCCTTCATTTTAGCAAAGACGAGGTTTATAGATTCATTTAGGGGGAAGAAAATCTCTTGGTAGAGTTCTTCGGTTGGGTATTTTAGAAGACCAGAGAAATCATCGCTGTGTATCTGTTGTTGGATTACTTTTCTGACTATAACCTGATTCTGTTTAGATGTAGTTGTCTTCTTAATACAATAATTGAAACAGCTACCATCATCAAAGACTTTCATATATTTATCATCGATTCCGTATATTTTATATAAATTTTTGCTCGGGTGATGGGTTTTTGAAAGTTTGAAAAGTATTTGTTCAAACTTGTAAAGTGGAATTGTCAAGTTGTCGGGGTCAGTAGATAGATAGAATCGGGTTTTTTCCTCGGTTTTCTGAATAGTCATTATTATTTAAAGATGTTATGATATCTTTAAGTAGGTGTAAAAATTGAATTAAAAGCAACTTGATATATATAATATAATAAACTAAAATGAACACATTGAAACCAGAATATCGTAATAAAATAGTTGAAATATACGGACGGATCGCTTTTGAAGACGGGAGCCTACCGGCACGTATTGAGGGTATAATTTTTGAATGGGTTAAGTGGGAACTTGCGCGAAGGGGCGAAGTCTTTGATTGTGAGCATATCCAATTCAAACTGCTCTATTTGCGCAAGACGGACCAACTCTTTCTCAACATAAATCCGGAATCCAATATCAAGAATATGATTCTCTTGGAGAAAATAAATCGGGGAGAGGTGGAAATTGAGAGATTACCACATCTCACTCCCCAAGAATTATATCCGGAATTGTGGGAGAAATTGAAGGAGAAACAGAAGGCGAATGATGAGTTCCTTTATTTGAAGAAACCGGAGGCGGCGACTGATGAATACAAGTGTAGTCGCTGTAAGCAAAGGCGCTGTATTTATACTGAATTACAAACTAGGTCGATTGATGAACCCATGACGAAATATATCACTTGTTTAGAGTGTAATCATAAGTGGCAAATTGCTGGATAAAAATTGAATTAAAAATAATATGATATGAATTAGTATTAAAAATGACAACAGTTAAAACAGCTGAATTTATTCGTAGCAATACAGACGAGGATACGCTATTGACAGTTAGACCACGAATTTTTCGAAGAAATATGGTTTCATCATACGGATATACAATCCGTGGAAACGATGATACTTGTATAAAAAGGAAAAAGATTGAAGTTGGTGATAGAGAGCCAATTTTTATTACATTTAGTGTAATAAAGGGAGCAACATACTTTATTAAATTGGATATTGTATATTTGGATGAATCGAAACAGAAATACCGGCTTTTTTATAGCGTTGAGGACGACTTCAATCAAGATAGCGAAAAAGAAGAAGAGTTTTTCGAAATTGAAAAAGAAGATGATGAAGAAGCCGAACAAGATGAAATTGAAGAAATCGATTGCGATATTGGAAATTTAGAAGTCGATTAAATTTTAATATCCATATACAATATATTATAAAAATGGGAGGAATTTTAAGTAGAATCGGATTTAAAAAATTGAATAAGAGAAAACAAATACAAAAACAGCTATTACAACCCAGAAGAAATTCAAGAAATTCAATAAATTCAATAAATTCAATAAATTCAAGAAATTTAATAAATTCAAGAAAATCAATAAATTCAAGCAGAACATCATCATACCAACATGCAGGTCCATCACAAGCAGAAACACAACTGCGACAACATGCAGGTCCATCACAAGCAGAAACACAACTGCGACAACATGCAGGTCCAGAAACAGCAGAAACACAACTGCGACAACATGCAGGTCCAGAAACAGCAGAAACACAACCGCGAACCCGTTCATTTTTAAATAAATTACGTGGAAAAGAAGTTAATACAAATAAACGTCAATTAAATGTTGATAAGAAAAAAGATATTTTTACACTTTTAAATAAAAATACAATATTTATTCTTCAAAGACACGCGACGAGTTGCGCAAACATTATAAATAAAGGGTTTGAAACTGGAACAACATCTTATTTGACATTTGGTAAAAGTAGATTCGTCGCAGAAATTGCACCAGATAGCATGCTTTCAAGTGTTGGAATTGATGAATGTAATCAAGTCCATGATTATTTAACAAATGTAGGAACTGATATTATTAATTTAAATGATTTTGAATATATGTTTTGTTGTTCAGAATTAATTCGGACACAACAAACCATGTTTTTAAGCTATTTTGATTTGATTTATAGTAATGATATTAAAATAATGGTTCTTCCTTGGTTAAATGAAGAACATGCTATTGGTGGAGTAAATAAAGATAATTTAACGATTACATTGCCTGATACAAGAAAAAGATGGAAAGAATTTATAGAACAACAAATATTAAAGTTTCCACTATTAGAAAAATTAAGAAGTGCTCTTGTTGTAAAAAATCAAACTGTTTTTATTCCTGGAAATAAAATAAATCAAGAAGAAAAAGATAAATTAGTTAAACAAGTGAAACAAATATATAATATACAAGGTGAAATAACAATTGAATCAATTGATAAAAAAATAAAAGAAGAAAAAGATAAATATAATAAATTTTTAGTATGGGATAATGTTTTTTATTTACCAGATTTTATTTATAGAAATCCAAATGATAGTTTTGATAAACGAACTGATTTAGAAAAATTATATAAAATAAAAATGAAAGAATCTTGTGGAATAAACGGTAAATGCTTATATAGTGCTGAGGATTTATTATTTGCTTTGCCATTTATTTTATATTTAAGTAAGAGAGCTACCGATTTACAAAAACAATTAAAAATATTTATGACTGGACATAATGGTTCAATGAAAAAATTAATAAATTTAATTACATTAAGAAGTGCAAGTAATCTTGATTTAAGAACAATGATTAAAAAAGGAGTTAATAAAGTTAAAGGAGTAAAAATGATTACAGGTGAGCAATCGCAATATTATTCAAAACCATTTTTCGAAAAACAACAAATGATGAATGCTGAAATAATTCAATTAGAGTCAGTTGATTTGATAAGAGTATTCGGTGGTAGAGATAAATTTGAAAAGTTTGAACATTTAACAAGTAATACAATTAGTAATTTATCAAATAAATCATCTAATAATAATTCAGAAATAATAACTTCAGATTTTAATAAATGTCGAAAATTTCCAGTTGGTTTTTCAGAACATGTTATTTCAAAAAAATTAAAAGACGATACTTTTAAACAAATAAGACCGTTTTACTTTTTTTATAATTCGAATCTTGGAATTGTATATTCACTTGTTGATATAGTTCAACAAAAAATAATAACAAAAAATAAGGAATTATATAAAGAGGGTTATCCATTGCGTGTATTTTTTGAGATGACATTATTACAATATGTCGGTTATTTAATGGTTGCGAAATTAGTTGTATCTGAAATGAAATCCAAATTTAAAACAAATCTAAAATATGATTATCAGGGATTATTAGATAAAATTGATAAGTTAGATAAAAAAATACATATTTATGTTGGTGATACTCAAAATGTTAGTTCAAAACAGAATTTTAAATTAGAATCATCAAATAACGCACAACAACCCCCACCAGAAATTAACAGACAGCCACCCCCACCAGCAAATAACAGACAACAATCGCAACAATCGCAACAACCCCCACCAGCAAATAACAGAGAACAACCCCCACCAGCAAATAACAGAGAACAACCCCCACCAGCAAATAACAGAGAACAACCCCCACCAGCAAATAACAGAGAACAAAAATTAAATAATAT